CTGTTACTGTGCCGAAAGCCACTTTAAGCTTTGTGCCGTACAGTACGGTATTCAATGCTGCTGCACCTATGGTCAAACCGGATACATTGGCGTTTAAAGCAGATGCATCTACGCCTGACGCCAAGCCTGATATGGCATTGTTTACCGCAGAAGCGTATTGGTACATGGTTCCGGCTGAATCGTAGTAGCCTTCTGCGCGGACATATGAGGATACCCTCGTTGTTTCAGTTGCCATTTTATTCACCTCCAAAATAAAATAGCGGCCACTTTTACATGACCGCTATTTCCATAATTTTACTTAAGCCGGTATGTTGCCGAGTATCCATTTCCAATCATATACACAAATTCCAAATCTTGCATATACACCTATAGCCCATGACAAGGTTTCAAAATTGCTATGGCTGGTTGTTTCGGGTTTTATCCTATCGAGGAAATACAGGTTTTCTTTCGCCGCAACGCTGTCAATCCAATGCCATGGATAACCTGTATTGCCCGATTGTCTCTTAAGCTTTTTCCACACGATAACCCTGAACATGCCCTCATAAATGTTATACTCGTTGTTGGCAACTTTAGGTTTCTTATCGCTGTTGGCAAGCTCAAGAGCCGTTTTGGCATTGCCTATGCCGCAAAGCAGGGTATCGCCGAAATAGCTTCCGTCATTGCCTGAGTCGTCTGTGAAGTCCGACATTGTTATCATGGCTGCGTCAAGATTGTCACCGTCAAGCGCGCTGGTAGTTTTGTTGTCAAGATAAGCCGTGTTTTTGCCACTCTTACTAACGTGAGCATCATCAACAAACGGTTCTCCGTCTGCGCATAACGTCCATGTATAGGTATCGCCATCTTTAGTAAATGAACTCTGGTCGCAATTGGTGAACAGTGCCGCCGCAAAGTTTTCCTGTGTTCTGTAGGCTGATTCCATCAGTGATTTACCCGCTGTCTGCATTGACATAAGTTTATTGTCGTCCATAAACTTTCTGCCAAATGAAGCAGTATCGGAAAATTCAGTAAATTCACAAGTCTTTGTGAAGTACTCGTTAATGTCCGAATAATTCCTTGTGCCATGAAGCTGCTTAAGGTCGCCTCTTGCGCTGGTGCCTGTGATAGCAACCGCTGGTTCATCAACGTCCCGTCTTTCAAACAGTTCATTGATTATGCCCTGATCGGCTTTAGCCGTGCCTATGTCTTCCATGAACTTCATTATTGCGACATTGTAGTTACCGACAAGCGCGTTAAATTCTGTAGCTGTGTAATTAATCATTTATGCCACCTCCCCTTATATAGCAGGAGCAAAGATTACATAGATTGAACTGGTCGGAGAATCCGCAGTTGCAACCTTATGCACCAATAGCCCCGTACCTACCGCTACCGCACCGTTAACACTCGTTCCAACAGATGCGGAGCCAATATTAACTTTGGCACCTGCAACCGTAGCGGCTGTTATGGCTGTAGACGGTGTAGTTTTCCAAACCTGATTGTCGTTAACAGGTACCACTGTCGGATAGTAACTTGCCGTTACTACGGATGAGGCGGCTGAAACCTGACAAACTGCGTATACTGTATCGGCTGTATCTGCATAACAAAGGGCACCGCCCGTTGTTTTCAGAGCCTGACCAACATATAGTGCATATCCGCTAAGTGCGGGTAATCTTTTATCCGTGGTGAGACTGTTGCCGTCACCCTGGACGAATTTTGCAAATTCAAACATATTGAATCCCTCCCAACAAAATAACGGGAGGATGTCCCGTTATCTATGGTATTTTACATAAGCCTTTTTCTGTTCCATGGGGTCTTTAACCCCAACTAATTCAAGATTTTTTCTTACCGATTACGGCACAATAACGTTGTCGTATTCTGCCGCTGCATTTGCTCCGTTAACCTGTGCGGTATGAGCTGTACCCATAACTATCGCTTTGGCCTGATTTGCACCGGTCTTTCTGGCCGATTCAACATCCGTGTCGTATCTGTGCTCTTTAAGGTGACTCAGCAATGAACGCTTGCTCTTGCCTTCATCCCACGCTTTCCATACCTCTTCGGGTATGTCCTTCGCTTCTTTGATGTCAGGGAACACTTTTTGAGCCTCTTTAAAAGAGTTGACAAGAAACCTGTCCTTGCGCTCCTTTTCAGCGGCTTTAATTAGCGGATGTTCATTCACTTTTTCGTCAATCTTTTTTGTCAGCACTTCGTAGATTTTGCCTTCATCGACTACGGGCGTTTCAGGCTGAATTGTTTCAGACGTTTCACCTATGCTTTCAAGGTAATCAAGGTAATCATCTACGCTTGAAAAGCCTTCCGGTAAAGCCTTTTTGGTAAGCTTGTCAAACTTGGTTTTGTAACCTTCGTTTTCCTGCATAAGCTTATCTGCCATTTCGGCTTTTCTTCTCAGTTCCGCCCACTTTGCATCAGGCTTTGTTCCATCAGGTATCGGGTCGGCTGTTCCCGCATTTACGCCTGTTGTACCCATGGTATCCGTGTTGTCGGGGGTGACTACGTCCCCTACGGCTCCGCCGTTTGCGTCAAGTTCATCCATCAACGGTATAGGATAATATTTTCCAAACATAATAACCTCCATAATGAGTTTTTTGCCCGATTCTCACGGTTAAATTTGCGAATAAAAAAGACACCCAAAAAGGTGCCTGCGATTAGTCCGCACTAATCATTCTGCTTAGCTTTGCCTGCATTTGCGCAGGGCTTAGCCCTTAAATCTTTTCCGTTCTGAACCTTCTGGATTGAAGGCTGTCTGTCACCGCCTGCACTCCCCATAGTAAAAGTTGCTTTACAAGGCATTGTCTTTTTCATGTATATCACCTCCTATCCCGATAATCTGCATTCCATATTTGATTAAACATTGTTTCTTCTTCTGCTTCTGACACTTCACGTGAAGGAATGTCGCCTTTCTGCGAAGCCAGCATATCCCGGACATACTGCAAGTTTGCGCCGGGGTTGTAGTGTACTTTTGTGATACTGCGCTCTTTTGCGCCCCCGCCCGGCTGTATAAACGTAGCCTTTTGCATTGGAATCACCCCTCTATGTCCATTAATTCAAAGGTTTCGCCATCCCGCCATAATTCCTCTTGAATCTTTTCGCCCTTTTGTAAGCCTGTTATTTTGACCGTACAGCCTTCAAACTCCTTTAGCAGGTCTGATATCTTATAGCAAGGCATATTGAACACCACAAGGCCGTTATAGTCCTCTGTGATTGTCCTGATAATACCTTTTGCCACACTTTGTCTGCTCGCCATGTATCTCTCACAGTTTAAGTCTGTCACCGTCAAAGGCAAGCCCTGTTTATACTGTTCGCGCCAAACTTCAATAACAGATCCGCTTGAACCGATTACGTTGCCACTTCTGGTCACGATAAATCTTGTTCTGTTGTTTCCCTGCCATTGGTGGGCGTCCAAAACAAGCCCCTCCGCTAACGCCTTTGTGTAAGCGTACATGTTGCAGGGATTTACTACTTTATCGGTGGACATCTGTACAAACGCCTCAATGCTGTTTTCAAGGGCGCATTCAAGAGCGTTCTGTACGCCTACAGCATTTGTCTGTAAAGCTTCAAACGGCGATCCTTCGCAGAAAGAAACGTGTTTTAAAGCTGCGCAATTCACCACTATATGGCAATCCCTGAAAGCTAAATTAAGTCTGCTTTTATTTCCTATATCACCGATAAAATATCTTAATTTCGGATGATCGCCATATTTCTGCTTCAACAAAAAGAACCTATACTCATCACGGGCATAGATTCTTATTGCGTGTACATCTGTATTAATCAACTGTTCAATCAGAGCTTCACCAACTGTGCCGGTTCCTCCGATAATTAATATTGTTTTATCAGATAGCACCCTTTGCACCTCCTATTTTCTGCGCAATCGAATTAAGCAGCTGTCCCTGCGGATTTGCCTGTTTTGCTGTCTCTACCTGCTGTTGCTGGTCTGCCATTTGCTGCTGCGCCATCATCTGCTGGTCAAATTGTTCTTGTAGAGCCTGTTGAATCGTATCGGAATATGGAAAGTTTAACTTGGACATCAATTTCCATACCAGTAAATTCCTTTCGCTTGGTTCAAGATACCCGCCGCCAGCCAATTCCTTAATCTGCTGAATCAGTGCTGCTCGGTTCTTGTTCATTGCCGCCTCTGCGGAAATTTCAATGTCCCAGCCTGACCAAACAGGAGTATCACCCTGCATCTTCACCATATCAAGCTTATTGAACGTGCCATATTCGGGTTTTAGCTTATTGTCTATTCTGTAAGGTCTGTCGCCGTCTGAGAAGCAAAGTATATGGTCACATAGTAATTGATATATCCGCTTGTAGGCGATATTCTTTTCATTTGCCTTTATACCAATCTTTTCAGCTGTTTGGTTGATTAGCGAATCTGTCATCTTACCGGACTGTGATTCACCTTTGTTTATACCCTGCCATACAGATGTAATGCCTATCATGTACTGTAGCTGGTCGGATATGAATGAATAAAATTCAAGAGCCTCCCGCCCGTTGTCTTTGAAGTCTACGGCCTTAAAGTTGGCTACATCATTTACGCCAATAACGGTCATATCGTCATTGTCTAGCAATGCGGCAGCTTCTTCCTCCATAGCTTTGTTGTACAGAACCTTCGTTGTTCCTTTGAGAATCTTTTCCTCATGCTTGTATATCATCTTTTTCATCGTCTGCTCAAAGTCTGCCGTTCTTTCAATGTCTGATATGCCAACTATTGACTTTGAACGTGGGATGTTGTTCTGTATGACTATGGGAATAGACTTAGGACCTTTCGGGTAATAATAAGGAACTTGTGTACCTTGAGGTATTTTAACAACAGGAGTTTTGACCTTGTTAACCGTTCCCGAATCATCCGGAATCTCTTCCTCGATTTCCGTCATATAGTCCTCGTCAACGGTTTCGTAGTCAAGAAAAGCTTCATTGCCCTTTTCATCCTGTACAAATTCCTCTTTCTCCGGATCATACTTGCGTCTGTGGTAATACTTCGGTTTCTTTAACAAAATAAGTTTATCGCTGAATACCGTTAGGCAAAGCTCGTCGTCGTCAAGATACCACTTTTCTATAACGGTATACTTTGTAAGCGGGTGATTCATCTGCTCAGTCATAAGATCAATGTGCGCGTTTGCATCATTGGTATTGTGCACATTTGAACCGTTGCCATCACCTACAGTATCATATTTTATATCAGCGCAAAGCCCATAATCGGGTAACTTTTTAGCAATATCGCCGTACTTTTTGATGCACTCCTGCAAAGTCACATTTTCAATATGATACATGCAGCGGCATTTATTTTTATCAACGCTGCCAGCCGCCCACGCTATATTTTTCGGATGCACATCTACTATTTCAGGTCTGCCCCTGAATCCGGGGCCCTGATAGTTGAAATTCCATAAGACCTTGTAACAGGTTATGCCGTGCTTTTTTACCACGCGTTCAGCGGATGAATTAACCTCGTCAAGGTCACTGTTTCGGATGGTGTAGTCAGCTTCTGCCTGTAATTTTTTTACGGACAGTTCATCATCCTCCGCTACAGGCTTAAACACAGCTTCGGGTATGTTAAGGTCAATCTGAGCTTCTATAATAGACTGCGATATTCTTATGGGTGTACGTGCGTCGTCTGTAGCACCATCGGAGTATGTATTGCCGAATTCCCTGTCGCCGACATAAATCTTTTCCTCGCGGTCAAATTTATCATTCCACGGCTGCTTTTCCTTGTCGGCGGCTTCGTACTCTTCCATAAGGGTTGTCGCTTCTCTGACCATTTCGTCCATATCTTTAATTTCCTGCATTTTCTTTCTCACCCCACTTATGAGCGACTTGACAGGCTTTAAAATGTCCATGCTATCACCTGCTTTTTTATTCAAGAATCCGTTTCCTTACCTGCACACGCTGTAACGACTTGCCATATTCCTCAAGAAATGTTTCAACCGGGAAATGTACGTCTCGAAAACCGAGCATTGCATAAGCTGCCACACCGTACATAAATTCAATGTCGAATGCGTTTTTGTAGGCTGTATCTGTGCGATAAATCTTTTCATCAAACGTCGCCATCAAGCCAATAAGCCGTTCCGCCGCAAATTCCATAAGTTCATCTTTGGACATTTTGCACATTGATTTACGCTTGGTTTCGGGACGTTTTGGAACGTCCTTTATCGTTTTTACTGTTGGAGCCATCCTAATTTCAGGGGTTGTTGTGTTTTCAAAATCCATTTCATTTCCTCCCAAATTTCTTTTGATAATATCGTTTCAGCTGCGGGTTTTTAGTTGAGTCTATCAATACGCTTGGATGCGTGTATTTTGTGTTGTCCCACTTCTGCGGTTCGGGTGCTGAGTATGCGCGTTGCTGTGAACGGGCTTCGTGTCGTATGGCAAAACTCATTACACAATCATCGTGGCAATCCTGCTCCGCTTCTTCCTTGCCTTGGTCGTTATAAATGAATGTCTGCATTTCTCCCAGGGTTTCAAGGTCATTTATCAGTTCTATTTCATCCCTTACAATCGCCCTTGTTCTGTCAATAACCCTTTGCCTCGACTGCTCCTTGGTGTCAAATCCAAACTTTTGTTCCTTGGTTTGGCTTATCTTGTCAAACCGTTCACGCTTGTACTGGAAGTAATATCCCTCATTTTTCAAAGCGGATATTGTCACATGTCCATGATTATTGACCTCGTCCGCTATTAACGCTTGGTTATAATACTTTGCGAGCTTTATTTGCTCTAATGCGAATAAGTCCGGCGCAATATGTAACCGTTGCTTTGCCACCTGTTCACCGGTTGTGTTGTCCCCAACATCCGAAACAAGCCAGTCACCATCTCTTAGCCCTTCGGCTATATCACCGCCGATTACATAAGGTACATTGGGTTTTGGGTGTTCGTAAATGATAACCGTACCTTTGGGGTCGGGAATAAATTTCATCCTGTTACACTGCTGGTCGAATTCAATGTATCCAGTTTCGGGCGGATTGGCTAAATATACCTCTTCGAGATACTTAATTCTTTTTGCAACCTTCATTCTGTCGTATACAGGCCGTCCAGAGGTCAAAAACGCCGTCTCGTCTGAATCCGGATACTCTTGATTAAACGTATCAACATCACCGTTGCACTTGGTCTTTATGGTGTCTCTTCGCCAGTTCAACTGTTCAAGCGTAAGATTATATAATTGCTGTATTTCTATTTCTGCTTTATCAAGTACAAACGATTCTCTTTCAATGTCTGTTTCAAACGGTTTTGTGTATTCTTTGTGCTGATGCCATGCTACAAATATGGGGACGTAATTTATTTCTTTGCGCTTGGCTTGTTTCCATAATTTGTGAAAATATTCAATTCCGTTTGCTGTAGATTCCAAAAAGCATATACCGCCATACTGCGGAACGGCTTGTAATAATGATTTTAGCGTTTCTTTTGCGTTTGGCCATTTACTTAATTCAGAAATATGCAGGTAATTTATGGTAAACGATGAACCCGCATTTGCATTCCTTGCTGTATCAATCAAAAACTTACATTGTAATCCGGGATTTTGTTCAAATACCTTCTGGTTGTTTGTTGGGTTCTCAAATAGAATCCCCTTGCCCTGAGAAGAACGCCGCATTGGTTTGATAAAGTCAGGCAAGTACTGATAAAACCTGTCCGACATATCATTTATGTTTTTGGCCGAATCCTCGTCATACGACACAACCATTGCCACTTTGTTAGGGCTAAAATGCAGTTCGTGGAAAAATATAGCTTCTACTATTGTTGAAAATCCAATTTGCCTTGCTTTAAGTATAATAATAAACAATGTCGGCCTTGCAAGCGGATTGGGATACTTTTCTTTCCAGTCTTCCACTATCTTTATCAGTTGTTCCTGCGGTTCGTTTGGTATAAAAATTATTATATTACCGTTTTTATCACGTATTTTAAGAAATTTTATGCAATAAAGTTTAACATCCCTTATTAATTTTTTTAGTTCTTCCACTATCCCACCCCGTTTTTCGACATAAAAAAATAAGGCAGTTTCCCGCCTTATCCAAAATGTATATAGGAGATATGCCATTATCTTTATTATATACCGTATATTGAGCTATGAACCGAACAAAAACCGAACTACCGTAATGTTTGCCACTCAATTTTGTACCCACACAGAAATGTATCTATGTTTTCAAGTGCTTTCTGGTTTAATTTTATACACCAATCCTCACTATAACCACATTCTGCAGCAACGTTTTTAAATTCCCTTACACTGCCGTCTTTTGTAAAATATCTTGACAGTAAAATGCTACGTTCATTCGGAAGCAAACTTGATATTGCACTGTCAAGCTTACTTACAAACCGTTCAATCTCTTTCGCCTCTAGTTCCATTTCCAGAACCGTCGCATTGCGGACAACAAAAACTTCAACGCTTGAAACATTACTGCGGTTAGCCGGAACCGCCACCTTATAGTTTATGGCAGATAATTCGGGTTTTTGCCTAAGATCCGCAATTCTGCCATATATCATTTTCATATCATTGCGAAAGCCGTTTTGGTTATGGTATCGCAAGATGTTTTCAATCTGTTCGGTTGTCATTAGCATCACGCCTTTCTGAAAACTGGCTTTTCTACCCAATTGCCACATTTCTTTTCAATGAATTTGTCCAAATCTTCATATTCCAGTGCGGAACGGACAAAGTTAAGTGAATCACTTATTGCGGAAAGGGTAGCATGCACATCTTGAATGCTATGTGATAGCGAGGGCGCGATATACGGCATCAATATTCCGTCCTCAATCATCCTATAATCGAATATTGTCTTGAACCTTAAATCATTCCATTTCATCATGGGGCACGACGGATACCCGCTGATTAAAACGTCTTTTTGTAAACCGTATTGCTGAATGCTAATATTTGTGATGCAAGTCAGCATGTCCCCTATGGTGTACAACTTTTTATTTGCACCGATTGCTTCCGGCGGCCATGGATTATCCTCATCAAATTCCTCTGTGCGGTAATTTTGCAGATCATGTATGGTCGCTATTGCCGCCGCCAAATCAGGCGTGTTGCTAAAATAAGTACCCGAAAGCAGAAATACGTTTCCCTTCCCGCGTAGCCCTAAATCAAACAGTTCATTTCTGCCAGCCAGACAGCTTACCGCATATCCATTTCCCATCCCTTTTCCGTAGCAAACTAAATCAGGCTTAATGCCGTATAGCCCCTGTACACCTCGTATGTCGTACCGGAATCCGGATATAGTTTCATCAAGTATCATCATGCAGCCGTATTTGTCGCACAGGTCACGGATGTACTGCAGCTTTTCTTTTGTCACGTCAACCGTAGCAGGGTCAAGGATAATGGCGGCAATGCAGTGACTTCCGACATATTCATCAAGGGTGATAAAGTTATCGTGCCAATCAATTGTTACTGGGTCATATATCTTATCATTGACAGTCATGCTGTTGTAGGAATACTTTTTTACAGTAGAATCTCTCGGTATGCCTCCATTTACTGGTGTCGTGCCAATAAACCAGTCCTGTTGAGCATAGAACGGGTTTTCTTCTGCAATCAGAATCAAGTCTCGCCCTGTGTATTCACATGTCAGTTTTATTGCCGCGCTTGTCGCGTCTGAGCCATTCTTCCCGAACTTACATTCTTCGCCCAGCTTCAACTCTTGCGTAATAATCTCGCGTAATTCGCCTTCATATGGATTAGATCGCGTAAAACATACACCTTTGTCTATGGCTTTCTTTACTGCGTCATCTACTGCGGGATAACAATATCCAAGCAATACAGCCCTGAGTCCCATCCCCCAGTCTATAAACTCTCTGCCATCCGCCGCCGTAACGCGACAGCCTTTGCCGCTGGTAAAAGTGTCAGGCGCATTCGCAGGAAAGCAATCTTGTGATCTGCTATATGTAGCGTAATACTTCATTATTTTGTAACCTCCGTTTTTAATATGTGGTCAAAGTTTGATATAGGATAAAGAGAAACAAATATTTTGGCTAAATGAACAACCATAACTTCATTGAATTGTTTCTTTTGCCTTCTGGTTGTTTCTGAAACGTTCGCTTCGTCCATTAAATCATCAGCTATATCGCAAATTTCTCCGGTTACGATATGGTATAGCTCATGTACTATCGATTCATACCAATCGGTAGATAACGCTAAATGGTCTACATTAACGTATATTCTGGCTTCTTTTCTTAGCCTATATCTTTCACACATCATTGCAGTGTCCAGATTATCAGAATTCATCAAATGCTTTACTTCGTACTGATTTGTATATATAATTTCAATGTCCCAGTCCATGATCCGCATAATGCGCCGCAATTCCCTTATGATCGCCTCAATCTGTTCCTTTGTTGGCATATACAACCTCCATAAAATTTGACATAAAAAAAACAGCCATTTGGCTGCTGAATTTGTTTTTACTTTTCTTTATCAAAGAATGCCATTGTTGACGGATAATAAGGCGCAAACTCTTTACATTCTATGAACCCGTTTTCATCTGGTAAATTCTTTATTATGCGATATAAAGTTGTGCCATCAAAAAATGTTTCTGCTGTTTTGTAATCAACGTTTAAATCCTTAAGTCCTTCTAATGTGTAAAGAACATGCTGCCCTGTTGATATATATTTTTTTACTATATTATTCATTTCCCTTCCACCTTTTTCAGCATATCCATAACCGCTTTTTCATCATCGCGACTGAACAAATACTCTGCTTTGTTCTGTATAGCGTCTATGAAATTCTGCATTTCAGCAATATACATCTGCTCGCAGATATTCGCATTGTAACCGTCTGCCGCTTTGCCCTTGTCGTAGCCATACGTTATAACCGCACCGTCAGGATGTTCAAGTGAAATGTAGCTGTTGTTCCAGTTCCACAGAAGATTGCACTTTTCACCGACGATACGTAGTTCGCGGATAGCAGGACGGGATAGTATTTCAATTAGGACATTGCCGATAACTGAAAATTGTTTTTTTAGTTCGTCGTACCTTGATGGATATATTGGTATTCCGCAGATATATTCCGCAATAGCTTTTTCGTTATGGAATTTGACGCTTGCAGAATACACATCATCAGCTGTTATGTCAAGGTCGTAAAGCTTTTTATTGATAAATCCGGTTGCATCAGTTGGTGTTCCAAATAGGTAACTAAGCCACGACAATTCGAAACAAAACATTTCACGTGTCGCGTGTTCAGCGGCATAGTAGCCCTTAAAGTCAAATCCTTTTGGCCTCCAATCTCGCAGGTGCATTCCTTGATGATAAGTAAAGCAATAAATCCTACCTAAAGCTTCATTGTCCAACAATTCGTGTATTTTCTGAATCCCAGGATGATAAATAAGTGAACAGGATGGGTAGTACGGGCCTTCTGTGTAGCTTACGACATCGGCTTCGCAAAACACAGGTATCCCCAATTTTGCTGCAAGTTCAATATATTCACCTTTTGTTTTTGGAGGGCTTGAAACTATCATTGCGTCAGGCTTGCATATCTGTGCAACCTCATCAATAGTCGCTTTGTCAGTCACATCCCATACCGCAAAATCATTATGCCCAAGTGCTTTCAAACAGCGTTGCCTACGTTTACTCATGCTACCGTTGCCAATTAGCAATACTCTCATAATTCCACCTCAATAAACCTTTCTGTTTCGTCAATATCGTTCAAACAATCGCCATTCCAGTTGTATACTGCGCTGTGCCCGTTCCTGTTTATCCCGGCGCAAAAGCACCTGCTTTCAATCGCCCTCGCCTTAAGTAGTGCATCCCAGTGATGAATACGTATAAGCGGCCAATCGGCAGGAACTACTATCAAGTTAGGCTTATCCATTTTTGCAAACAGTTCCGGAAAGCGCAGGTCATAACAGATGACAACATACGTTTTCATGCCGCCTACATAGGTATATGGCAGCTTCTTTCCAGGACTCCTGCCGTCATCGTATCCGGGGAACAAATGATTTTTTCTGTACGAAAAGGCATTTATGCAGTATGTGTTGTACTTTTTGCCAAAACGGTGTTCCTCAAATCCATACCCTGTCATGCCGTTTATGTATGCCGGTTTGATCAGCTCGGGATAGAAAACAGGATGCTTTGCGGCGATACACTGCTTACCATCCTTTACTTGTGCAAGTGTTATTTTCATTATTTTTTGTAATTCCTCAACTTTCTTATTATTTGCATTTTTCAATCCTCCATTTTATTTCCGTTTTTTCAGAAAATTTATTAGGAGAAACTTCGCAGGCTGA